CTCGTACTCTCCATACTCCACCGGCAGTATAAGGGTGGATAATTCAAACAGTGAAACATTCAGCCTCAATTCTCCACCGATAAACACATTATCCAGCTCTGGAAACATGAAGCCGCCGCCCCGCGCCACGCCGTGGCTGGCAAGAAGGCGGTCTACTTCCTGCATGGCAGTCCGAATCGCGGGCAGTCCTGCATCGTCGCTTGCCTGGACCTCAGGAGCGGACACGTTGTCTGGCAGCGGGCCGATCTCCCGTGGGCATCGAAGGTTCGCCGCATCGTCCATCACGACGGTCTGCAAAATCTGGTCTAATTCAGCAGTTAATTCTAAACTATCAAGCATTACAAGTTTGTATAATTCTGTAGTGTTCTCATCAGTAACTACAAAAGCCAATGATTGATGTTGATTACTTTGACTAACAGTAAAAGCGTGAGTATAGGCTTCATCGGTTGGTCCACTGGTTGAGCAAGTACCAAGCATTGAGTAGAGTAATAAACCAAAGCTACTAGCCCTAACTTCACCTTCTAAATCACCTTGTCCATATTTTGTAGTAACAAATGCTTCTTCTGAATCAGCTAGATTACCTAAAGAACCAATTGAACGTGCCTTAACAATTTTGTCATCAAAAGACAATGCTGTTCTAGGGATTTGATAAACGGCACTAGCACCAGCACCTCTTGTGGTTTCTCGACCTACACCGAGTTTGACTAATCTTCCAATAAATTTGGTCATATTATAATTATGAACTTAGTAATATAATTTGTCAAGCTGATTATGAAATATCAATTGATAATCTAACTTTAACAGTTACTTCGGCAACAATCAACTGGTCTTGTGGTAGTTCTCCCCATTTATTCGGATGTGCAAACATATTGATAAACATATAATTAGCAGGTAATCCTATTCCAATAACTCTATCAGTAGAGCCTTTTAAATCCTCTTGGTCAAATTTATCTATTACAGAATCAACTACTTCCTCTAAAGCAACCATAGCATCTTCTATATTTGTATTTTTTGTTTCATAAAATATCCTTACAATAAAAGCATAGGTTCGTATATTCTCGCTTGTCGTCTCATAATCACCTGAGTTCTCAGAAGGTACAACGTGAGCCGCAGGATAACCACTAAATTTAATCTTAGGAGATTTAGAAACCTCTTGAAAAGTAGAAATAGTATCTAATAGTGTTTTGATCTGGGGGCGTAAAATTTGCCAAGAAATGTTAGTACTCTCCTTTCTGGCGAAACTTAAAGTTATGCCCCCAAGTTTTAACTTCCTTTGGTTTAGTTTTTCCAAAAGTAATAAAATAATGGCAATCCATACATAAAGTTCTACAGTTATCTATACAAAATCTAAGCTCAACATAATCTTTCCAAGATTGAATATGGTCTACTTGTAGTTTAACACCCCTTTTACCACATAACTGACAAGTATAATTATCTCTCTCAAAAACCTTTTTCTGAATATATCTCTTGAATATACCCCTTTGTAGATTATCTTTATTTGTAATACCACCTTTCCAATTAGAAGAATTTTCTCCTTGATATTGTGGTCGCGGCTTTCCTTTTAATTTACTTGGCTTTCCTTTTTTTGTTAAACTCATTTTTAATTTTGTAATTTCTGTATGCTTACCATGAAATCCTTTTCCTAATCCTGAAATATTTCTCCAACCATACCAACCTTTAGTACCATACATACCATTCTTTTTTCCCACTCTAGCCATATTAGGATTTTTTTTACCTTTATTAGGCATTTTTCTTCCTCTTAAGGCTTGTTTATGCTTTTCAGTTCTTATATAAACTCCAGATGTCATATTTATATTATATTATAATCTTATAACTTTTTAAATTGTTTTGCAAACGCCTCATCTATTCTTCCAGGCATATCACCTAACATAGCTCTTTCTGCAAAAGGAATACTTCTCTCCATAAAAGGTCTTGCTCGCATAAACTTAGTTCCCTCATGAACATAGATAGCATATTCAGTACCTGTTGCAATAATAGCTTCTAAGCCACCTATTGAAGCGGGAGATATATGTATACTTCCTCTTAATCTTCCTGTATCTACAGGACTTAATTGTTTTCCATAACGCTCAACATTAAAAGCCATCTTATTAATCTCATCTATTAAAACACCCTTAATATTTACATCACCAAAGGCTTTTCCTAACTTTTCAAAAGTTGGTTTAACATGAATAGTTATATTAGGCATTTGCTTCCTCTAATATTACTTGTAAATGTTCATTAACACCATAATCTTTCTTAGTAATTTCCCTTACTGTATACTCTATATCATTTTCATCAATCATTGTATCGCCCTCTAGTATATTTGAATCAATATCAGCCCATAAATTCCAAGCTCTTTCCTCAATAATACCTAATCTTTGTCTAGCTTCTTTAGACATCTCTTGAATATGACAATCAACTGTAGCTGTACTTTGAAAAGCTTTTTTTCTTCCACTTATAGTAGATAGCCTTCTAATAACTACTTGCTTTGTAAAAAATCTATGTATACTCATATCTGACTTGGTGTAATAACACCAATAGTATCATCAAGAGAATATTTGTCTAGTATAGCTTTAATATCTTCATTCTCCATTAATACTCTGGTATATGTAACGCTATAATCGCCTATTCTTTCTGACCTTACTCCTGAACCACCTTTTCGTCTATTATAAATAGCTTCGCATAACATCCAAGTAGCTAATTCAACATCTCCCGCATCTGTATCAGATAAAAAAGTTGAAGAATTATCAAAATCATATCCCGCAGTATAAGTAACTCTATATCCTTTTATAGTTACTGCAAAATAAGCACCATAAACAGATTCTATTATTCCATTAGTATAATTTACATGATAGTACTGACTATCAACCGTTTCCCAATCGTCATTATTTAGTGCGCTTGTTCTTCTTTCAAATAAAAAATCTGCTGTTGTAGAAATAGGATAATGTTTTAGATTAAGTGTTTGCGTTCTTTCGGTACTATATTCTTCATGGGTATAAGTAGTTTCTTTAAAAATTACTCCTGTATAATTTTCTATGAAATCACTAACAGAATTAATAATATTCTCCATTACAGTTAACTTAGTTCCGGTTAGTGTACCTAGACCAGCATAATCAGCAACTCTCTCTGCTGTAGTTAAGGCATTTGATTTTACACTCATATATTTATTATGACACTTTAGAAATAACTTATCAAGCTAAATCATTTTTTTGGAGAAACACGCCTGTTTTTAAAATTACTTTTACTTTTTCCTCTAACAGATACCATCTGTCTATTAATATAAGACGATTGTTTTCTAGTATTATATTTATTTCCTTTAGATACCTCAGCTATCCCCTTATCAATTAAATCATGTGCAACATTAGGAGTTACTGATTTTATCTCACCTGTAGCTTTAATTTTTATATTTATCATCTTAGGTCGGGGTAAGTGTAGCCCTATATAGTGGTTAATGTTATGAACCTCACCTACCCTCACTTAAAAGGACAAATCTTTTGTGGGGGTAGCAGTCATCCTCTACCCCCTTGAACATACTGAGTAATTTTTCGGACAGAGCTATGTTAGACTCCAATTTATATAGGTCAAATACCGTTTATCCAAATTAAATTCCCGTTAGTTTCGCAAATGGTGAAGTGATTACACACCTTCCATCGACTCTTTCAACTGCCTTGATTTCCATAGCGTTTCGACGCCATGCATCACCACCTTCTGTGGTAGTTTGTACAGCCATAGTTTGTCGGTCACCAATAATGTAGAAAGACCAATCACCGAAATAGAGCTGGGATTGGCTAAGGTCATTCTGTTCATAGAACGGATAACCATAGATAGTGTCTGGTAATCTTACGATTTCAGCACCACCCCCTACACCACCACGTCCATCTCTCCAAATGTAGTTGTTGTTGCCGTCCTTGAGTGTTCTTAGCAATCTCTTGACATATCTGTGTCCAACAAATGCAGCTTTAGGAGATTGAGATATTCTTTGAGGAACTAAATCAATCAACGCTAATAAATCATCAAATGATATAGTAGCACCGCCTACAGCTTGGTTTGAAATTGTTTCGATACTAATACCTCTAGGTTGTCCTGTTCCAGTACCAGTAAAGAATGCTTTATCTTCAGCTAATCCAATAGCTTCTGCGAATAATTCGATTATGAACGAAACGAGGTTGATATTAGCATCAGCTAATAGTTGCTCAGAAATTGGCAACAAACAAACAAGATCGTTGGGAGTTAAACTCACCTGGTCGAATTCAGCAGAAGTAGTAGACTTAGAACCATATTCAGCAGTCCAGTAAGCTGTAGGTCTAGCACTCAAACTATTCAATTTCAAAGTATCGGTAGACATAGGTAGAATTCTAGCTAAACGCCTCATAACAGTCATATCAGGAAGTACGCGGAATACTTCTCTTCGTAGTTCCTCAGGAACTAAGTATCCACCTTCTGACGCTGTTCCCTCTACCAATGCTCTTAATACTTGTTGAGAATTAGGGTCGCTTTTTGAGTAGACTAATGCCTTGAAAAACGTCACAATTTTTTCCTCTTTAGAAAGAGAACTCAAATTAGACGGATATTCAACTTCTTTTAGTCCAGCCCAACTAGTGAATATTTTAGAACGTATAGTATTATCTAACACCTTCTTATCTGCTTCACCATAGCCCTTTTTATCACTAATAATACCAGCTAATTTCTTAGCAATACTACCAGCTAAATCTGCGACTACTTTAGTTTCACCATTATCCTCAGGAGCTTTTTGCTCTTGCACGACTTCGTCTGATTTTTCATCAGCCGCCTTTAGTCCATGTTTTGTAACTAACTTTTTCAAATCTTCTTCAAATTTTTTTGTATCCATAGGTTGTTTCATATTTCTCAGTAACTATCTACTGCGCTCAGGATTTACTTATATATTATAAATAATAATAAGATTTAACCTTATTTTTCACCTCCTTTTAATGAGTCTGTCTTATAAAATGATAGTGCTAAATCAATAATTGCCAAAGCTTTTTTTACTTGCTTTGTACTATATTCGTTTACTTTTGTTTCGTTTTGTTTCTTTAATACTTTCTTAATCAATCTAGTAATGTATTTATCTTCTCTATCTAAAGACAGAGCATGTATTTCTTCCCCTAGTGTAGCAAGTATTTGTTCCTCAACCATTTTAAATTCAGGAACTTCTTTATTAAATTGTATATAATGTTTTTTTAGATGATTATATACACCTTTTCTATCTTCTTCTGGAATTGTAACACCACCTCTAGCTCCTAAAAGTGAAGCCATAGATGCGGCAACACCCCGCCATACAGCTTTGTGTCCTTCAGCTTTATGATGTGGTAATTTATAAGACCCTTTACTATCTGCTTTTTCTGTATCAAACCAAGTACACATAACTTTTAAATCATTAACTTCTGCCTTAGCCATTTCACCTGGTCCATCCCAAATCTCAGTTTCAGGTAAAGTATCTAAATCTTTAAAAGGAATAATCTTTTTACTTATTTTAATATCTTTTTCTTCCTCTACTTCTTCCTCTTTAACTTCTTCCTCTACTTCTTCAATTGGTTCTTTTTCTTCCTCTACTTTTTCTTTATCAGTTTCTTCTTCAATTATTTCTTCCTCTTTAATTTCTTCCTTATCAATTTCTTCTTCTTCTTTATCAAGTTCTTTCTCATCCTCAATTTTTTCTTCCTCAACAACTTTTTCAATTTCTTCTTCTTTAGTATCTTCTTCTTTAACTTCTGATACTTCCTCGACTTTTACTTCTTCTTCTTCAATAATAATTTCTTCTTTCTCTTTATCTTCTTCTTTAACTGGAGTTGTTTCTTTTGGGGCATCTATTGGTTTTTCAATCTTTTCTTCTTCCTTTTCCTCTACCTTTTCTTCTGCTAGTTCTTCCTCTTTTACTTCTGGATATATTTCTTTAAAAGTAGTTGGAGAAAATCTTTTATCTTTTTTTCCCATAGCTCTTAAAGCTACAACTGCTTCTGGATTAGCAGGAACAGGTACAAAAGATAATTCTAATAATTCTTGTTTAAGATATTTTCTACCACCAAAGATATTTTCTTCATCTAAGTCTTCCCATTCTTTAGGAATAAATCCAACTGACACAGTATTAATGAATCCTTCTTTTACTTTTCTAAATATTTCAGCAGCAAAACTATCTTGTAAATCAAATTTAACTTTGAACATTAATTTTGCTAACTTACTTCCCTTGCCTTCAATCCAAACTTTCAAAGCTTTACCAATAGGCGGTCTATCTTCTGTAACATTATGACCCCATAAAATAACTTTGTTAGTCTTATAATTCTTTAAATCCCATCCTGATTGATTGATACTATCGCCCATTCTATCTAAAACACTTGTTGAGCCTACAATAGCATCAATTACGCCTTCTTCTGGTTGAATATTTTTTCGCAGAACTTCTGCTTTAGTATGAAGTATATTTTTTGACATATCTTTATAAATTATGAACTTAATAATCTTATTTGTCAAGTTATTCTTCTTGAGTTAGCTTTAACTCTAAAGAACCGATATAATTATCCCCTTGAACACTATATTCTATAGCACTTATATTTACTATAACATTTATTTCAGAAATAGTTAAGTTATTTTCGCTAATAGAAAAAGTAACTATTTCCTTTTTGTCTAATATAGTTAAAATAGTATCTATTTCTGCTTTTGACAAAACTTCCCAGCGAAGTGTATATACTTCTTTATGTAACTTTCTATAGTCAAGTCCTGTTTTACCAGAAATAGTTGTTTGCCTTTGAGAAACAGGTGTATATTCCCTAGAAAATTCTTTTGGTCTTGGTATTTCTGTACCATCTAATAAGTAACTCATTTTAAATACTTAATTATAATTAAGTTTCTCCTTCTTGAACTATTAATTCTAAAGTAAGTTTAACAAAATAATTACTACCAACAATATCATATTCCTTACTAGCTATATATGGAAATACATAGACTTCTGATATTTGTAATATTCCGTCATCAACAGAAAAAGTAACAGAGCTATTAGTATTTATAATAGCAAGTATATTATCAGCTTCCGCTGTAGTTAATGTTTCCCAATACATTGTATATTTTTCTTTTATAGCACTAACATCTCTTGTGGTTTTACCTCTAATAGTATCAATATCTGTCTTTTGATAGACAAATTCTCTGGCTAATTCCTTTGGTCTTTTTAAATTAGTACTATTTAATATATACATTATTAATGATAATCTAACCTTTCTTTCAATTTATTAAATAAAACTGGTGTATCTTCGTTATTGTGTAATGGATTACTTCTTCTACTACGAAACTTAGGCATATCTTTTTTATTAAATAAACCTTGTTTTCTTTTTTCTCCTAGAGGAGCAAACTTTTCATAATGAATTTCTCCGTCTAATGTAATAGTAGCTATATCAGTCGCTTTAACAATTCCATCTGCCGTAAAGGTTTTAAAAGTTATTTTTTCTATTACACCATCAGCAGTAAATGTCTTAGTATTAATCTCTTTAACAATTCCATCTGCACTAATAGTTACTGTATTTATCTCTTTTACAACACCATCTGCTGTAAAAGTTTTAGTATTTATTTCTTTTACAAGACCATTGACAGTAAATATTTTTGTATTTATCTCTTTTACAACACCATCTGCTGTAAAAGTTTTTGTTGTTTCAGCTAAAACTATACCATCAGTAGTAAATGTTTTTGTTCTTTCGACTAGTACAATTCCGTCTGCTGTAAAAGTTTCAGTAACTATTTGCTTTATAACGCCATTGGCAGTAAAAGTTTCGGTATTTATCTCTTTTACAACCCCATCAACTAAAAAAGTCTTTGTAACTATTTGCTTTACAACACCCTCAATAGTTAATGTTTTTATATTTATCTCTTTTACAACCCCATCTATTGTAAAAGTCTTAGTATTTATTTCCTTTACAATACCATCGGCAGTAAAGGTTGTAGTATTAATCTCTTTAACAATTCCATCGGCAGTAAAGGTCTTTGTATTTATTTCTTTTACAATTCCATCCGCTGTAAGAGTCTTAGTATTAATCTCTTTAACAATTCCATCAACTGTGAATGTTTTGGTATTTATCTCTTTAACAACTCCGTCTATTGTAAATGTTTTGCTTACTACTTGTTTTATCAATCCATCAACTGTAAATGTCTCAGTTTGTTGGGCTAATACAATACCATCAGATGTAAATGTTTTTGTATTAATTTCCTTAACAATACCATCAGCTGTAAAAGTAAAGGTAAGAGTTACACTAAGAATTCTATAGTTTTGTCCATAATAGCTAGAGCTATAATAATTACTACCATACATAGGTAAGAGTAATTTTTCTATTTAGGATATTTGATTGTAGTATTATTATTTTTCTCATAGCTTTATTTTATAGATAACTTGCTATCTATTTCCTCAACAATCTCTTTTTCAACAAGCTCCTCATCAAGTTCAACTTCAAGTTCTTTTTCTGTTTTAAGTATTGGTAGTTCTACTTTTAATGAAAACTCCTTATTAACTTCATCAATCTTATTCTTATATTTAAGCATCTCATCAAATAATGAAGCTATTTCCTCTGGTTTATCTTCTTTAGCTTTCTTAATATTCTTGATTTGCCCCTCAATTAAGCCTATTTGAGTAAGTAAATCATTAATACTAAACTCCTCTCTTATATCTCCTTTTATTTCAATAAGACGGTCGTTTACATCAATTTTGACAATTGTTTCTTTCTCTTCCTCATCTATAACTATCTTTTCTGCTGGTTGTATTGTGTATGTTTTCATATATTTTTATTTATATAGTTAATTTTTAACATAGGTTTATATTTTGTTTAATAAATTATTTAATAAGAAATTATTACTATTCCAGCACTTCCATTAGCTCCTGGGTCACTTCCTCCACCACCACCACCACCTGCACCTCTATTTGCTGTACCAGCAGTAGCTGCTGGACTATCAGCTCCAGCATCAGGTGACATTCCACCATTTCCACCTATACCGCTTCCACCAGTTCCAATAGTCTTACTATAAGCAAAAACAGCTCCTCCACCACCTGCGGCATAATATAACTCACTTCCTGATATAGAACAAGCTGTTCCAGCTCCACCATTCCCTCCTACATCTGCTGCACCATTAACTCCAACAGCTCCACTTCCTCCTCCTCCACCAGCCGCCCATGTAGCACTAGTACTACCTGCTCCTCCATTATATCCTACACTTCCAGTACCGCCTGCTGAAGCATTGTTCCCACCAGTTCCTCCACCACTTGCACCATTTCTACCAACCGCACCCATGCCACCATAACCACCTCCGCCTCCACCACCAACACTTGTTTTTATTGTACCAAAAATAGTTGAACCTCCATCTGTTGCTGATGTTGAAGGATATGATGAAGCACCAGTTCCTCCTGCACCAATAGTAATAGAATGAGTTCCTATAGGAATATAAAAAGATAAACTATAATAAAATTCTCCAGCTCCACCGCCACCACCAATTGAATGTCCTCCTCCTCCACCACCTCCTACAATAAGAACTTCTACAAATCCCTCTCTTACAGCTATTAAATCTGCATTACTTGTAAATGTATGAATTCTTTTTCCACCTGAAGTAGTAATAGTTCCACCAGTCGCATAAAAATCAAAATATTGTGAAACATATCCTGGTATTCTATTTCTGCTATTTGGTGTGTTTTTATTTATCATTTTAATCTGTGATAGAGTTTACCCAACCAGAAATTGTAATTACATCAGCAGTTGCAGCAAAGGCTTTTACTACCATTTCATTTTGTAAAATAAGTCCAGGCACTACTAAAACAAGTCCTGATTTATTTGCAATACTAACTACTATATTTTGGTCTGGAACTGTTGCTCCACCAAACTCTATTGTTAAAACAACTGATGCCGTATGCCCATTATAAGCATAAAGCCATATTTCATCATAAGTTCCTGCTGTAGTTCCTGCTACTGCGGTATGAATTGTATCTCCTGCTGTTGCAGTTTGAGTTATTTTTATTGGTTTACCATCTGTTGAACCAGATAGTTTTCTTTTTACTACTGTTGCCATAAAATTATTTTATAAACTTTTAACTAAAAACCTGAACTAATAAAAATTGATTAGGAAATGTATTTGTTAATGAACTTAAATCTTTATTAGTTAGAACTTGCTCTGAACTTTTATCAACCACGCCATCCCTTACTTTTTCTATTTCTTCTCCAATATCGGACACTCTCTGTAACACTCCCTGCTGTCTAATTCCCAAGTCAATTCCCATTTGATGGCTTGGGTCTTGAGTTGAATCATTTCCTTCTCCATTACTTGAGTAATAAACTGTGTTTTTGGTTATATTTGAAAAAGATGTTGTACCTTTTCCTACTTGGTAATCAATCTTTATGGTGTCAGTTGTTGAGTCAAAGGTCATATATTCCCCATCATTTAGAACATAACCACTATCACTACTTCCAGTTCCACTTGCGGCATATTCAGTTGTGGTTGATAAAATTCTTATACTTGGATTAGTTTCTTGACTATTGTCTAGCTTTAATGGTACATAGCCTATTGTAGTTGGAGTTGTATCAGTAAACTCTATCGCTGGAACTACTACTCCATATTCATTAGTAAACTTAGCTAGTCTAAAGTAAGCTCTTGTTGCAACTGAAGGTAAAGTAACTGTTTCTGTAAATTGATTAGTTCCTATTGGATAAAATAATCCTGTGGGGATTTTGCTTGTGTCAAGGTCGGCTTCTATTTTAACTTCACTTATTCCCCAAAATGCAGAGGTAGCGGTTTTGCTAAATTTTATATAAAAAGTTGATAATCCATTAGCCCAATCTGTTTCAACAGTTTTTAAAGTTGTTTCACTTGTCCCTCCATAAGCAATAATTGTCCAATTAACATTATCTGAACTTATACTAACAGGATAAGCGAGTGACCTACCCATTGCATAAATACACTTTAAGTGTTTTATCGGAAGTAGTGTATTTACCTTAAGGGTAATATATCCTGTTGAGTTGTCATTAGTTCCAAAAAGTCCATTAGGATTATAACACTTGACCCCTTTTATAAAATATCCTATTCCTTCGGCTACATCATAAGGTGTTGAGGCAACTGCTTCATAAACATTATTACAAAAAGCAGTTACATCAGCAAGAGTAGTATTTGTTACACCATTATATTTATACTTCCCATTATCCAAATCAATGACAGAGCCTGTAAGTAATCCGTCTTCATCAGCTTTTAAATCTGTTTTAATTCCATTGGCAACTATTGAATAGGTTTCGCTTTTTTTGGCATATCTTTGAATATATGAAGCGGTTTCCAAATCGTCTGTGGTATTGGCTTTACTGTTGGTGTTCCAGTCGTGGCACTTGCGTATAAATGAAAATGTAAAGCTCCTGTTGTCCACACATTATTAACATCAA